TTTCACTTGTTACTATACCACCATTAGCAAATGCTGGTGTTTTAACTGAATTATATATTAATCCTGCTATTCCTGCTGCTGCTGCTATTCCTCCTATTAATAAAAATGGATTTGCTATTACGGCTGCGGTAGCTATACCAATTCGTACTCCTAATTCTTCAGTAGAAAGGGCAAGTATGGATGCTTGGCTTGTTAAAGAAGTTTTTGCTAAAGCAGCTTGAAGAATTTCTACAGCAATTATGCCTTTATTTACAGCCCATATAGTTCCAAAAATAGTAGCTAATGTTGTGACAAGAGGTAATGCTTTTGTCAATATATCTAAAAAATCACCTAATGGACCTCCTACTATATTACCAAATATATCTTGTAATTTTAATACAGCAGCATTAAATCGTTCTTGTATATTTTGTCTTTCTCCTGCTTCTAGTGCTTCTTCAGCTGTAATTTGAGATAATGATTTACCTTGCTCAATTGATATTTGTTGTTTTTTTAGTTGATCTGATAATTGATCTGATGTTAATCCTATTGCCTCAGCATATGCTCGTTTAGCTAAAACGTTCATATTTTCAAACTTATTAAGGGTCATACCCTGATTGTTAAGTTCTTGTGCTAATGCTATTTGATCACCTGATAGTGCTGCTGCTCTAGCTCTTTCTAAGTTAAGTGATTCGCCTGTTAATAATTGAGCTTTAAGTTGACTACTAATAGAGGATTCAAAATCTAATAATTTATCACCCTGTGCTTTTGTTTGTTCTAATGATGTACCAAATGCCTTAGCTTGTACTACTGCTTTTATTATTGCATCTGGGTTGTTTTGTAAGTTGGCAGCTAATTCACCAGATACTTTAGAGGCTTCAGCCATTGTAACTGTAAAAGCAGCATTTGATCTAAGAGTATTTCTAGTATTAGCAAAAACACTAGCCATGTTTTTAACAACATCTGCTGATGATTTTCCAGTTAATATTGAATATTGATAGATACCTGCTGCTTCTTCTGCTGTTAATTTAAACTGTTTAGTTAATACTATTTGAGTATTTACAGCCTCCTCTACATTACCGGTAAAAGCTCCAGTAGCTGCTATTAATTGTCCATATGCTTCTAACTGATTAGTAGTAGTTACATTTAAATTATTTGAATTTTGAGCAGACTTTAATAAACTAAATGCTACATCATTAGCTTTATCAGCACCATAACCTAAGTTTTTTCCTATATCTACAGAGGCTTTATTAAAACGTAAAGCACCATCTATAATAAATTTAAATATAGCTACCTCTGAAAGGTAAGTATTTAATAATTCTTCTCGTTTCTTTTTATAAGCATCAGCTAAAGAGCCTTGTTTTTTCTTTTCTTCAGTAAGCTTTTTTTCTGTTTCAACAGCATTTCCTATTTTATTTAAATAGTCTGTTACTTTTTCATTTAAAAGTTGTTGTTGAAGATTTTCATCAATTTGTTTTTCAAGAGAAGCTTTTTTAGTTATAAATCCACTAACATAACCTTTATTATTAGCTATAACAAGAGCATTTAATCTAGCTTGAAGTGAATTTTGTTCAAGACCTAATTTTCTACTTGTTAAAGAAGCACTATCTAAACTTTTTGTAAGAGCTTTAGTAACATCATCTCCTTTTTCAAATCCTTCAACTATTTTTTTAATAGATTCACTAGTTACTGCTAAGCCACCATTTACATTTGCACTAATATTTTTAGATAAATCATCAATAACAACATTTAGATTATCTAAATCTGCACTAAGTTGGGATATTATTTTAGGATCAACAGCCATATTGCGTTAGTATATAGTATAAATATGCAAAAAGCGCCTATTTTGTAGGCGCCTTTGTAGTATAAGTTGGTTTAGGAGCTATGTTAGGTTTTGCTAAACTTTTATTTTTATCATTGTTTTGTAATGAACTTTGTTGGGCTTCCATTTTATCATTTTGTTCCTTAAAATGTTCTTGCATTAAATTCCACGTAGTTCTACGTAACCATAGCGGCATATTATATACAGTATCCCAATCATATCCACCACCTCCATGAAATACAATTTCATGGATTTGTTTAAATAAATGAGGTCTATAAGCCGGAGTCAGGCCAAAAAAAGCTAAGTCCTGGGGTGAATACTACACCCTCCCCTGTATAGCTTTCATCATTTGGTATAAATTTCATTTCAATATCTGGTTGGATTTGATTGTAGTATTCACGTAATGCTCTAGCATCAGGTGCTAATAACATTGTGTCTACATATTCACGTACTGTTTTTGGATCACGTTCACCATTAACTGAAATAATCATATATTTTAAACGTGTTGTAATATCGTATGAACCATTTGGATTAACTTTTTTTAATCCTTTAATTTCAGTTTCAATTTTTTTATCATCACCATGTGTTAATAACTTAAATGTTAATGACGTATTAGTTTTTGGTGTTGTAAATGAAAATTCATTTATACCGGGTGTGTATAAAGAATCGTTTAATTCTTTTTCTTTTAATGTAGTTAAATCAATAACTTGCTCTGTACCGTTATATGTAATAGCATAGTCTTTACCATAACCTAAAATACGAGCTGCAATTAAAATTGCATTTTTATCACCAATTAAAATATCATCAAAATTTACTTTGCTGATAACCATTGACTGTAGTAATTTATCTATTACTGTTTGATTTTGAATGAAATTAGCATTAGTAAGGATATCTTCTTCCTTAGCTGTCATGTACTTCATTTCTATTTGTCCTGATGATAATGGATTTTCTTTAGGATACAATAAACCTTTTGAAGGTAACGTAACCATTTCTGATGGAAATTTTAACTCTGCCATATAACTTTATAATGTTTGTGTATATAAATATATGCAAAAAAAAGACGTTTACCAAAGTAAACGCCTTTCTTATATGTAAATTTGTATGATTAGAAATTCAATACGCAATAATCCATAGCTACTGTTACTGATAATGCGATATAAGACTCACTAGCCCAATCATAATCACCGAATGTAGCTGTTTTAACGTAAGCGCCTTTAACTATCCACTCACCTACTACATCACCTACTGGACCTAAAATGTCTAATGTTAAGTCTTTCTTGTAAAAATCAGAATAACCATCACGGCCTGTTACTGATTCATGTGCTAAACGAGCCCATTCCATTACTGATTGAGCACCACTTGGAGTGATTGGATCGTACAATTCTAATGTCATATCGTTCCACTTAACTTTACCTTTAATTTTACGGTAAACGTTAATATGATCTAATATCACTTCACCAGCGTCAAATCCAGGTGCGCTAGCTTTTTTAATTAAGTATGCTGGGATACCGTCGATGTACATCATAAAACGATTCTGAACCTTTGGTTCAAAAGCGGTAAACATGATCTCGTTAGGTGATAATACTGGCATTTTTTATATATGTTTTGTTCTATTAATAAATATTAGGAACCACATCCCCTTATGCAGGGAATGTAGCACCAGTTGGAAGAATGTTAAAGTTTAAGATGATAAATTCAGCAGTTTTAGTTGGTTGAATATAAATTTGACCTACTAATTGGTTTCTATCTACTACATCAGCGGTATTGTTTGTATCATCCATTACTACTTTGTAAGCGTATAATCCTTGACGAGCTACTACTGAACTTAAATATGGATTTACTCTAGCTAAGAAACTATTTCTAGTTACTGTAGTGTTTTGTTCAAATACTAAGTTACGAGAAACACTACCAATGTAAGCTTTTAAAGCAATTAATAAACGACGAACGTTTACTCTATCTAAAGCTGTAGCTTTACGTTGTAGTGTCTTTTGACCCCAAACACATACTCCAGTTCCGGGGAATGTAGCTAATGGGTTAACGTTTGAAGTATATAATGTATCTCTATCTGTTTGTTGTAATCTGCGTTCTGCACGTACTACTGATGGTAAACCACCTCTATTTAAACCTGCTGGAGCAAACCATTCAGCTCCTACTTGGTCGTTAAATGCTAGCACACCACCAATTACTGTAGATGGAGGACACCATACAGCTTTACCTAAACCACTTGAATATAATTGAATCCAAGGATAGTAAGTAGCAGCGTAGTTACTTGAAAAACTAGATGCATTTGTAGTTGCTGCTATAATTGAAGTACCATAAATACCAGCATCAGTAATTGCTATTGCATCACCTCTACCTTCAACAGTTGAAATTGCTGTAGTAGAAGCTGCGTTATCTAAACCAACTCCTGGAGTTAATAATACGTTGTAACGATATTCATCTCTATTTGTTAATAAAGTTAATGCTGTATTATAATCAGCAGGTGCAAATCCTTGAATATTAGCTGTTGTAATATTTTCGTTCATGTTTTTTACAACGTTAGTATCAGCAACGCCACCTGTAAATCCACCAAACCACTTACCACTACCAGTTGCTGGTAAAGTATTACCGTATGATCCAGATTTAAATGCTCCGTTATTATCTAATGAATCTACGTTTGGAGTAGTTACAGAAGAAACACGAACATATTGTGAAGCATTATTATAAGTACCTGTGTATGTAATATAAGCATTACTTGTTGCAGTTGCTGCAGTGTATACTGGTTTTAAATCACCAATTACACGAGATATATAGTTAGGTAACAATGGATCTAATGATAAGTTAGTCCATGTTTCTAAAATGTTTGTTTGAGAGTTATTATCATCACCTCTACGTACTACAATAGCAAATGTACCATTTGTTGGGTTAACATTTGTTACTTGATATTTTACATTGTAAGCTGAACCACTAGCTAAGGCGCCATTTGATCCAGTTGCTAAGATAGAGGCATTATTTTGAGTATCACCCCAGTTTAATGATTCTAGTTGGAATGAAGTACTACCTATAGCACCATTAATTAATGTTGATGTAACAGAACCAGTAGTAAATTTAAATTGATTACCTTGATCTTCCCATCCACCAAACATACTAGCTGTTAAGTTAATAGCAGCAGAACCAAGTATTGAAGCATTAATATGGAAGCTACCATATAATGAGTTAATTTTAGTTGCAAGGGCAGTAATAGTATTAGGTAAACTTGATCCAGTAACTATATAGTAGATAGGAGCATTATCTACTTGTGTAGCACTACTTGTAAAGTAGAAAGTACCGTATGTATTTACATTGTATCCATCTGAAGATCCAGTTATTGTTACTATAGCTCCATCATTGATAGCTGTAAGTAAAGCACCAGTAGCTGCTTGAGTACCAGCTGTGTATACACTTGCTGTTGCGTAAGTACCTACGTTAGATGAGCCACTAATGATTCTAGTTACTAATAATGATTGTCCACCATTATTAAAATATTCTTTTGCGGCCTGTGAAGTAAGATATTCATAGTAGTAACTACCACTTTTAAATACATCACCAAAAAGTGATAAGTATTGGTTAAAGGTAGTAACGTATGTAGGCACGAAAGGACGGCCCTTTACTGTAGGTCCTACAATAGCAGCGCCTAATGCTGCAGGGGCGGTTGTGTATAAGCTTTGATCGGATTCAATCTGGAATACGCCAGGAGAAAGAATTACTTCTGCCATTTTATATGTATTGTTTTATTTTATTGTTTGGATTACCTAGCAATAAATATCTACAAAGCCATATAAAACGCAGAAACTAATTAATTTACAACGGAGTTATTACACCAGTCTCAATATCGATGTTACCAACACCATATTTTTCTTGTAATGAAGTTACTAATGCTTTTTCTTTCTCGCCTAAACCAGCGATATCAGCTAATGTATTAGTTTTTTCATCTTCTATTAGCTTTTTATTTACTAATAAATTTTGTAATTGTGCTTCAAGACTACCTAAATCAAATACAAATTTATTGTATTGTGTTTGTAGTTCCTTAATTGATGCTAATTCTTCTGTTGTTAATTGTGCCATAGATTTTATTATTTTTCCCAACGTTTATCGGGACAGGCGTCAGGGCCTCTTGGTGAAAATATTTTTTTATTTAAAGGACATCCACATAAACCGCATGTATACATGTCTAATGCTTTTGTGTATGTTTTATGTTCGCATGAATCGCAAATACTTGCTCTAGCCTCAGCTAATAGTTTTTGCTCAGGCTTGGGATTAGCTGCTATAATCCATGCTTTAGCAATTTCTACTAATTTATTCACTTATTATTTTTTTCCTTTTGGTTTTCTTTTAGTTTTAGCTTTTACTGTAGCTACTGTTTCTTTTACTGCTGTTTCTACTTTAACTTCAGCTGCTTTTACTTCAGCAATAATTTCATTTTTAGGAGCAATAGTTTCTGCTTTAGCCACTATTTCTTTTGCCTCCTTAATAGCTGGAGCTACTGCTGTTTCAACTTTATCAATAGCGGATGTAATACTGTCCTCAATTGAGCTTAAATGTACTTTACTTTTTGTAATATAGTATGCAATACCTGCTGCTACTAATACAAGGATAATGAATAATAACATATTTTATTTTTATTTGTTTGATATAAATATATACAGGAAATAGGAGACAACCAAATTTGTTTTAAAATATTTTTATTAACAAGCAAAATTAAAGTTTAAGTTATTTGCAGATATAACAATTGTTACGTCTGAAAGTACCGTATAACTTGTTTGTCCATAAGTATTACCATTACATGCTCCTGGGTAAGCAGGCGTTGTTCCGATTCCTTGTGAGATTGCTGTACCTGCGCCTATACTAATTGGTCCGTTTACTGAAGAGTTGGTTGCTGCAAAAGATATTACAGTTCCGCTTGCTACGCCAGAGATAGTACCAACAGAACCAGGAGTAAGACCTCCTGATATGTAAGGAATTTGCGTACTAAATAATGTTTGATTAGAAGCGAATCCATTCGTACTGTACCAAAGGTATTGAGTAGAGTTTTGATTCTTTCTAGCTTGAACTGTAACCGTAAACGTAGCGGCTGCTGTTGGACTCGGAGTAGGACTAGGCGTAGGCGCTGTTGTTGGAGTTGTTGTAGGCGCTGGTGTTGGTGCCGCTGTTGTTGGTGCAGGTGTAGGTGCTGTTGTTGGAGTTGCTGTAGGCGCTGTTGTTGGTGCAGGTGTAGGTGCTGTTGTTGGAGTTGCTGTAGGCGCTGTTGTAGGTGCAGGCGTTGGTGCAGTCGTTGGTGCTGTCGTTGGAGCCGTAGTTGGTGCCTTTGTTGTTGGTGCAGGCGTTGGTGCTGTAGTAGGCGCTGTCGTTGGCGCTGTTGTTGGCGACGGTGTAGGAGCAGTCGTTGGAGCCGTTGTAGGCGCTGTCGTTGGAGCAGAAGTCGTTGGTGCAGGCGTTGGCGCTGTTGTTGGTGCAGTCGTTGGAGCCGTTGTAGG